GCTCCACGTCGCGCCGCCTCTGCCGAACTTGCCCTTGCCGGTGTCGGTCTCCAACCCGGGTTCGCCGTCGGCCAGCACCGGGTTGGCCGCGATCCACTGGGCGGCGGTGCCCCGTCTGACCTGGATGAGTGACTGCACGGCTATGCCTTACCCGCAGCCCAGGCGCTGCCGGTCCAGTGCATCTGACCGGCGGCGGCAGGGTTCCTGCCCTGGGTGTACTGGCCGGTGGTCCACGCCGAGGTGGGGGAGGCGGTGACCGCGTTGTAGGCGGCCTCGCCCGCATCGGCGGGCGGGACCGAGCCTGCCGCCGACCATGCCCCGGGTGTTCCGGCAGCACCGCTGGTCGACTTCACCACGCCGGGGTCGTAGTAGGTGCCGCCGTAGATCGGCTGGTAGTTGCCGTCGAAGGCGTTGTATCCCACGTTGGGAATCGTCGGCATGGTGTGCCCTCCGGTTCTGTGGACTGAACTAGGCAGCCATCTTGGTGATCGTGCCCTTGCCGCCGTTGCGAATCTGCGCGGCCCGAGCCTGCACCTCGGTGGTGTAGACGGTCTGGTTCCCGTCCGGTCCGGTGTAGAGGAACTTCTGGGCCGGGTTCTTGCTGCCGCAGTTACAGGGCACTGGGCACTCCCTTCATCCGGTTGACCAGAGCCACGAACCGGTCCTGGGCCTCGATCCGCTCCCGCTGGTGGGCTTCGATCCGGAAGGCGATCTTGTCGGCCAGTTCGTCCATCGGGTCGGAGTTGTCGGTCGGCACCATGTGGATCATCCCGGCGGCGACCAGCGCGACCTGGGTGCCCTGGCTGACCCGGGCGACCGGGAACCCGCCGACGTTGACTGCGAGGGCGGCGACAAGTTCGAGGTTGCCGCCGACCTCGCGCCAGTCTCCGGACACGTCGGAAGCCCGGAGTGCGACCACCTGGTCCCCAGTGGTCCCTGGTCTGACCCACCCCGCGCACCAGATGCCGTGCTCGTCTTCTCCTACCGCAACATCAGCGACGGCACACGAGGTGGAGTCGTAGTGCTCGGTGGCGGCGCGAACGCCCCCGCGTCCAGCGTGGCCGCCACCGAGGCTGATGACGCCGGTCCGCGCGGCGGTGCCGTCATCGAGCAGTACCTGGCCGGTGGCGAAGTGGGCGTAGTCGGTCACCGAGTGGGGTGCCTGGACGCACACTCCGTCGAACCCGATGTGGCAGACCCCCCATTCGGCGAGGTGCCCGTAGACCTGCCCCTCGTCGGTGACGGTGAGGTGGGTGGTCTCGGTGAACTCAGGATTGGAGAACCACGCGGCGGGAGCGCGTGTCCCGGCGGCGCTGGCCACCAGCGACACTGCCGGGGCCTGCTCGCCGTCGAGGTCGGCCTTCTCACCCTTGCCGGGCCAGATGCCAATGGCGTCGTGCTGCCACTGGGCGCACTGCTGGTTGATGTAGCGCAGTTTCTCCGGCGACTTCTCGGCAATCTCCTGGCCGATCTGGACCCGGCACCGGTCGAAGTCGCCCTCGGTGCCCCAGCCGATCTTGGCGTAGCCCTCGTTGCCGGGCACGGTCCAGTAGTCGTGGATGCGCTTGGTGGCCTCCGGGTCGGTGAGCCAGCCGGGGCCACGCCCGAACTCTTGGTCTGTATCCGCCTGGGCGATACTTTCCAAGGCCCAGCCCTCGGGGATGGACACGTCGGGACAGTTCAGCCGGGACGCCTGGTTCTTGATGTGCTTCTTGGTGGCCGCCGGGTCCTTGGCCCGACCGATCGCCTGGATCGCGTTCTTCAGGTCCTCGCAGTCCTCGATCGGGTAGGAGTCGGTGCCGGGCACGGTGTGTGCCTTCTTCCGCTGCGCGGGTGTGTAGTCCTTGAACTCGACCTCGGCCAGCGCCGCTGCCTCCGGGTCCTGGGGGGTTGGGCCGGGTCCAGGGAGGAACCCGTCCGGTGGCTCGCCCAGACCCACCCACGCCTCGGCGAAGGCGGGAATGGGCACGATGCTGGCCGAGGAAACCCTGGCGTGGGAGAAGGTCACCTTGTCCGAGTCGGGCTCGAACTCGAACTCGGCGTCGTCGGCGTCCACGCTGACACCGAACCGTCCGAAGTCGGCGAGCAGGCCGACCACCTCGTCGGCCTCGGGGGTGGTGAGGAAGTGGCCGGTGGCCCGCATCTCACCGTCGGTCGTGCCGATCTGCTCGATCTTGGCCACCGTGGTCGAGCCCTTGTGCCCGTCGTCGCTGGTCTTCTGCCAGGTCAGCGGCAGCGGCAGGTCGCGGTGGGTGAGCGCGCCCTCGGCGAACCGGCGTCCGTCGCCGGACCACTTGCCTTCCGGGGCGAGCACCCCGTGCCAGGGGATCGCGACGGGGGCTGGTTCTGTGGACTGAACCGGAGCCTCGGTGGTGGTGTCGGTCATGGTGATCCCTCCGCTTCTAGCGGCATTGTCGCCGGTGACGGCGACGGGGGCGAGAGTGCAGCGGCAGTTGATCCACACCGACGGCGGTCCGACCGGCTGGCCGGGGTAGAGCAGGTGCTGGCCCGCGACGGTGAAGGTGTGGCCGGGTGGCTGCTGCTGGCCTTCGGCCTCTTGGTGGGTGTGGCGCACCTTGTTGTCGTGCATGGTGACCCACTCCAAGTCGACCCGGGCGCTGTCATCGAGGGCGGCTTGCACAGTGGCGGCGTTGGTGGCGTTCACCGCGAGAAGGGTGGCGAGGACCTGGGGGTCGGTGTTGGAGTCCGACAGGCGCAGGGCACCGGACACGGCTTCGGCGTACTGGCTGGGGCGGGGCCTGCGTTGCCCGCCCTCCTCGGCGTAGGTGCGCCGGTAGACCCGGACCACCTCACGCAGCAGTGCGGTCCGGGTCTCGGGGGTGGGGTTGCCCAGCCACGCGGTGACCAGGGGGAGGAGGTCGGCGATCGCGTCGTCCTGCTGCTGGGTGCGGCGGGCAGCGAAGACGGCGATCGGGTCGAGCCTCATCGGGCCAACTCCAAGACCGGGGTGCGTTGCGCCAGTCGCAACCATTCGGCGAGGCGGTCCCGCTGGTGCGGGGACTGCTCGGCGATCAGGGCGTGGCAGTAGGCGTTGAGGACCGGGATCACCTCGGCGGGGTCGGCGATCCCGGCGAGCACCTTGTCCGCACACGACCAGGCGTCGGTCAGGCAGCCGTCGGGGTTGCCCTTCACGTACAGGTGGGTCTCATACGACGGCACCCCGGGCGGCTTGGTGCCCTGGGTGCGGAGCCGGTTCCCGGCCCGTTCCATCGCCCGGAACACCAGGGCGTCGCAGGCCGCGACCAGGGAAGCGGCGGGCAGGTCGTTGGACGGGTGGTCGACCAGCGACGGCGGCGGCGGGGCGGGGGTGCCGGGTGCACCGTAGGAGATGGGGATGTTCACCCCGAGGGCGTTGAGCGCGGCCCCGAGTTGTTCGGGGGTGGCGACCGAGCCGGAGGCCACCTTCATCAGCAGCCAGGTCTTCAACTCCTCCGCAGCGGGGGCGTCGTCCTCATCGAACCCGTTCTCCCGGCGGCAGGCTTCGGCGCTGATCAGGCCCCGGTCGTACAACTCGAAGGCTTCCTTGGACCGGTCGGGTCGCAGCCGCAGCGCGGAGGTGTCGTAGGTGATGTAGGAGGTGTTGGTGTCGCCGAGCAGGGGGTTGAGATAGCCGACGGTGAGGGCCTGGCAGATCACGTCCAGCATCGGCTCGACGTGCAGTTTGATGGTGGCTTCCTCGACCTGCCACGCACCCCAGTGGCTCATCCCGCCGCCCGCGCCGCCGCCGGTGGAGGAACTGCCCCGGGTGGACATGCCGAGTATCTGCTCGGGCGGCAGGTCCATGCCGAGGGCGAACCGCTTGATCGCCTCGCCGCGCATCTGCAGGGAGGCTTGGTCCAGTTCGGACCAGAAGGTCATCAACTTGGCGTTGGCGATCGCGTCGTCGGGGCCGGTGACCACGATCGGGATGACCGCGCTGGGTGAGCCCGGGTCCTCGATGGGCGTCATCATCGCGTTGGCCAGGGTCATCATGAAGGCGTCGGCCTCGCCGGTGGTGGCGACCTCTTGGCCGTCCTGGGCCGGTGGCGGCGGGAACGTCATCGACTGCGGCATCATCAGCACCCCGGCCCCGGCCAGGCGGCTGGTGATCTGGGCGAAGATGTGCCGGGTCAGCCACTCGATCTCACTCAGGATCGGGAGCAGCGACCGGAAAGGGGAGTCGGCCTCCATCTGCCGTCTCGGGTTGGGCAGCCACACCCGGAGCACCACGTCGTCGGGGCCGAGGGTGACCGAGGGTGCGCCGCTGCCGTAGTTGATGGTCCAGGTGGTGCCGGTGACCTGCATCTCGGTGACGCTGATGACCTCCCACACGTCGCCGGTGTCCACGGTCCGCCCGACCAGGTAGCACTCTCCGGCGATGGTCAGGTGCATGCCGACGGCGGCGAGCATCTGGGTCTGGTTCTGGGCTCCGCCGAACAGGGCGGCGAGGGCGTCGGCGGGTGGGCCGACCTTCACCTCCCGGGGTTCGCCGTCCGGGTTGGGCTGGTCGACCAGCAGCCGAGCCCGGGAGACGGCGTTGCCGAAGAACTTGGAGGCGAACCGGGCTTCGCCGCAGATCGCGTAGTGCCGGTAGCACTCGGTCTGCCAGTCCTGCTTGGGCGCATAGATACGGGGTACGTTCCCCGAGAACCTGGCGACCGATGCGACCAGGGCGGTCGGAGGTGCGACCGCAGGAGGACGACGACGTGGCATAGGGCGGCACTCCTGGGGGTGTCTTCAACGGGAGTGTCGCACACCGGGGGGGTATGGACTACCGCGCTGTCATTCAGCAAGGAGAAGTGATGAGCGAAACCCAGTACGGACCGGACCCGTCGGAGACCGTGGACACCAACGCCGGTGAGGACGCCGAGACCGGCCACGTGGCCGAGGC